GAAGACATCAAGTCTTCAAGTGGCTGATTCAAACTCAAATCAATTTCATTTTTTTTCATTTCAAATCCTAGAAATGGGTTACCTGATTTCCCGGCAGGCCCCGGTGGTGAGGAACCCTTTCCTCACCCTCAATGGTATACTACCATTGTACCAAAGTAAGATACAGGTGTCAAGACAAAAATGACCTATTTGACCATTTTCTTACTGATCTTGGAGAACACCTCCATATCTGGGTGTTTCACCGATGAAGCATACGCTTCAGCTGCACTTTTACTGGAGAAGATCTCCGACCAAGAGACTTCAGAGAACTCAGACCTAACACTCACTATCCATACGAACTTTCGCATATCTACCTTTCCAAAGGATTTCCAAGGTGAATGAGGAACCCTTTCCTCACTCTTCACCTACTATTATACCAAAGTGGGGTAGAGGTGTCAAGACAAATCGTCAGATTTTTAGAAAATATTCAAAATTATTGGAGAGCTTGTTCTCGGCTATCAGTGTCGCACCATTGCTTAGATGGAACTTCGTGGCCATATCTGTTTTGGGGCTCAGCGTCACAAATCTGGTGAATCGCCAAGTGTCTTGGAATGTTTTGAGAGCATCGAGGATAATGGTTCGACCCATGCCCTTCTCTAAGGACCAAACCGCATAGGCAACGGCTATTGATCCGATATTTGCAGACAGAAGACATTCTTCATCGGGAGGAACACAATCTAAATAAACTATACACAAATATGCTTTATGGTCCAGATGATACACATCTCTGCCAGGTGCAAGTCGGGCCTCTGCACTGATATGAGGCCTAACTGGATCACCTGTAATTATTTGACTAACTAGCTCGTGAGAGGCTATCTTGTTCATGCATCCTTTTTAGTTTACGTCTAGCTTTTTTCAATTTTCGTTTCGCCATATCGAGTTGCAGAACCGTGGCTCTCTTTGTAAAATCAATTCCATTCATATGATCCATTTCATGTTGAAATATTCGACAAGGTAAACCTTTCAATTCGTCAGTATGCACTTCACCCTTCTCATCTTCAAATTGAATTGAAGCACGATCTGGCCTGTATATTTTCACAAACAAACCGGGATAGGTCAAACAACCCTCTGACATTGGGCATTTGTCATCCGATTCCTTTATAATTTCTGGATTAAAACAAGGAACATAATTATCATTATCTCCAAATACAAAGACTCTGAATGGTAATCCCACTTGATTAGCCGACAATCCGATGCCCCCATAATGTCTCATTGTTTCAAGTAGATTTTCTATCAGTTGAGCCCGGGATAAGTCCTGCTCACTATCAACGAATTTAGGTAACTTGGTTGTTACCAGTGGATGGTTTGGTTCTAGTAATTTATATATCATGATTTTATTATTTTGCTAAAATTATTTTGTTTTTCAAAACGAATTACGCTATTGAATTTATCAACCAGTATATCACCTTTGTGACTTATCACAAAAATACTTTGACTTTCAAGACTATTAAGTATCTTTAAATAGTCATCAGTACCAGCTGTATCTAAACTGGAATCAAACACCTCATCCATGACTAATAGATTGGTATTGGTTGAATTCTTCAACCTTGCAATCTCTCTCCATGTAAACATAAGAGCCAAATCAATTCTCATTTTCTCACCTTCTGAAAATGAGGCATACGAGAAATCATCTCGGTAACGTGATTTTATAGTTTCTTCAAATTGTTCATTCAAAGTGAAGTTCACATAGAAGTCCAGAATACCCAAATATTTTTGAATAGTCTGATTCATCACTGGTAGATATTGTTTAATAATCTTTGACTTGATACCAGTATCATGCAACAAATTCTTGCAAATGTCAAGGTAAAAATTATCTTCTTTGAGTTCCCTCATTCTTAGTCCAACCTCTTCCAGACTCGCCCCAAGTCCCTCAATACCAGTTTTCAATTCATCAATTTGTTCTTTATCCTTAACTAAAAGTTCAAGATCCTTTTTGCACTTCTCTATCATACTGGTTAGGGCTTTAAGTTCAGCATTATTATTCTGAATCATTTTGGCCTTTACCGCCATTATCTCTATATCTTTCTTTAATCTTGTCAGTTCATTTTCCATCTCCGTAATTGCATTTTCATACTCCTGTGCTTGTCCTTCTAATTCTGAATTTCTAATCTTTTTAAAACTTTTCTTGATAGGTTGTTCACATACTGGACAGTCATCATTATCTACAAAAAATGAATGCTGTTTTCTGGTTTCCCCTAACTTAGAATTTACTTGTGTCTTTAAAGTTGAAACCTTTGCGGCATTATCTTTAATTGCATCCTCTTCCACCAGACTATAAGTTAATTCTATATTCTTGTCCTGCTTCCCTTTAGCCTGGCTTTCATAATTTTCCTTCTCTTCAGTTACAACTTTAATTCGGGATTCCGAATATTTTTCATTTTTAGATAAATGATCTTCCTGTAATTTCTTATTACTCTGATACAAATTTTCTTTAATATTCAAATCAGATTGTTCACTCTGAATTTCTTTATACTGCATTTTAAGAAGCATATTCATAATTGAGAATATTTTGATATCAAGAATATCCTCCACCACTTCTCTACGATGAGTCGTAGATAGCTGCATAAATGGAATAAACCCAGACGAACCTAAAATAACTACTTGGGTAAATGACTTATAATTTAGTTTAAGAATTTGTTCTTCTAAAATTTTCTGGAAATCTCTGGAATGGGACTCCTGATCCATAGAATCACCATTCCTAATAATATCAAAAATATTAGGTTTTATTCCTCTCCTAACTATAAACTCATTGGTCCCAATTGTAAAAGTCACCTCAACCAGTGTACCATTCTGATTGATGGAATTCACCAGTTGATTTTTTTTGATAGACCTATAAGCCTTACCAAATAAACCAAAGCACAACGCATCCAAAACTGTACTTTTTCCAGCTCCGTTTTCCCCGATTATTAATGTTGTTTTGGATTTATCTAATATTACTTCCGTAGGATTATTACCAGTAGAGAGGAAGTTGCTCCACTTAACTGTTTTAAAATGTATCAAGCTTCTAAATCTCCCGCTCCAATATAAAGGGATTTCAATTTATTTTTTATCCTATCTTTATTTAAAGATGTATCAATTTCTTCTACATATCTATCAAGCAATGATAAGGTATCCTGCGCCTGATTTATTATATCATCATGCACATAGTCAGAGCTTAATTCTGAAATATTCTCAACTATCTTGAGATCATATACTGAAATCTCCTTATATAATTTATCCAAAAACTTATCATACTCATAATAATTTTCTCTGTTCTCCACAAATACTTTAACAAATTTCTTGTCATACTGAGATATATCAACTAAGTTATAATCTGTTTCCTTATCATTATAATGAATCTTTTTAAATATAGTTCGCTCATTAGGAATGAACTCCAATTCTCTTGTTTCCATATCAAAAGTATGGAACCCCTTTGGATCTCCTGCATCGGCCCAAGTCATCTCATAAGGGCATCCCAGATAGATTATATGTCCGTCTGTTGACTTCTTATGGTAATGTCCACTCATTACCATGTCAAAGTTATTGAATAGAGTTTTTTCTATTCCCTGATGAGAAACTATGCCGGAATGCATCTCAAACCCTTTGATTTCCAGATGGCCCATTGCAATCTGAGAACCAGACTCCTTGATAAATTTCATAGTATTGTCATAAGTCTCAGAAGTAATCCAAGGTATCATTGCAATATCATAACCCGCAAATGAAGCAAGTTCTGGCTTATCATGAACCCGCCATCCATTACCTGTTGGAAGACTCAACTCTTTATAACAATTCACCTCTAGGGTATTCTTGTAATAAATGTCATGATTACCCACAATAAAATGAACAGGTAACCATGTGTCTATTAGACTACCAATAAACATTTCTCTGAAATCTTTGGCTATCTTGTAGTTGACAAATTTCCTACGGTCTAGACAGTCCCCCAAATGTACAATTCCACATATATCATCTATATTCTCCATGATATAAGGAAAGAATTGTTTCTGGTAAAACTCATAAAAGAACTCGTTAAAAATCTGATTATCATTACGAGCCCCAAAGTGTGTATCAGTAATACATACTATCTTCATTGATGAATCCTTTGATGTTCTTCATCAACATAATCCTCTAGCCAAACCTTACCACAATTTACATGGGCCTCTTCAATTGTTTTTTCAATCTCCTCCAATGTTTCCTTTGATAATTTTTGGGTGTACTCTACGATCAATTGATCAACCTTTTCTACATATTCAATAAATGTCATAATTCTTCCTGTATGAAGTTTTCAACCCCACGCCTGTTACGTTTTTTCTTTTTAGGTAACTGTTGCTGTGGAGCAGTTCGTTGTAAATTATCTCTTAAAAAATCTATGTATGTATTATCATACACATCGTCATCGTAATCCATCACATCATGGGTTTTTAATGTATCATTGTCTATAATCTTTTGTTTAATTGTTGTTTGTTTCTTTTCTTTCGTTATCCTACGAAGAAAAGCAAAGTATATAATCTGTGTAAAATATGCAAAAGGATTCTTAGATTTCTCTGGATTAAAATTCTTTGCATATTGAATGCAGTTCTCTATGCCATCACCTATCATTTCCTCACGATAAGTATAATTTATAAAATTAGGCCTATACGATAGGTGAGTTGCTATCTTGTAAAAACATTCACCTATGTACTCAGGGATAGCTGGAATTATATCACCATTCTGATCGGCCTCAATAACCAAATCCTTCCATTCTAACATCGCTACTAAAAATACTTTATTATCCACATAATGTGGTTTTTTAGGTTTTTCCGATTTTGCTGGTTTCACAGGCTTTTCTAATTTCACAGGTTTTACTAATTCTTCATTTACATTACCCATTATTATACTCCCTTTATATTGAAATGTCAAGTCTTATTTTTGACTTGACTGTTGATAAATTACCATGTATAATACTATGTTGGGTTTCAAGTCACATTTGAACCTTATGGATCTCGTAGTCGAATTCCTCTTGGTTGTAAATGTTAATTCTCTCAACAAAGTGTTTAATGGTGTGATTTCGACCATCGAAATCATCAGCTATATCATACAGTTTTGCAGATATTTTACTATCATGTAATCTCAATCCCCTACCTATTGATTGAAGATTCCTGATGCGTGATTTATAAGGACTAGCAAAGATAATGTTATGAAGGTTCCTAATATTGACGCCAGTGCTAAATACACCGAAACTGGCGACAAGAATTCGTCTCTTAGATTCCTCTGTAAGTTTTCGTACTCTTTCTCTTGTTCCGGTATCAGTGGCCCCATAAACCAAGTGTACATCATTAGTCTTCTCTTTTATTAGTTTAAATAATAATTCCCCATGCTTTATTAACGAAAAAAGAATGAGCGTGTTTCCTGTTTGGTCTAAACTTAAATTTTTAATCAAATTATTTCGCTTAGGATGAGTTGTTAAATACTTAATTTCATTTTGGTATGTTCTTATTATACACTCTTCCTTTGGGTATGTCAAGACAATTCCAGTCACTTTTAAATCGGAAAGTTGTTTCTTATCAATAAGTTGTCTAGTAGTAGTAACCTGTTTTACTGGCCCAAATATCCCCTCAAGTATCAATCTGTGGCTCTGAGTACCATCTAAAGTACCTGTCAATCCGTATTTGTATTCACAATTTATACTTTTGTGCATAATCTTTTTAAGAGAATCTGCCTTAAATGTATGGGCCTCATCACCAAAGATTACTCCAAATCTCTTAAAGTAAGAGAGAGGTTGTTGATACAGGGATTGCCATGTTGAAATATAACAAAATTTATCGGATACCTTTTCCTTTCCGGAATAAATTCTATGGCAATAATATTCTGAGTCCCAACCATAATCTTTAAAATCAGTAAACATCTGCTCTACTAAAGATGTGGTAGGTACTAGTAAAAGAATATTATTATGCTCAGTATCTTTTATTATTTTTTGGTAATATCGTATTAAAAAATAAATGATTAATGACTTACCTGATGCAGTAGGACTAACAAGCAAGGCCCTGCCAGTTCTAATTGAATGGTGAGTGGCATCAATTTGGTAGTCTCTAGCTTGAATAGGACAATGCAATCCTGAAATGAAAGATTCAACATTTTCTCTATGTATTGAAAGTGATGACCAAACACCACCTGTTATTGAATATGATCTGGTTTCTGCAAATTCTTTGATATAATAATATAACCCATTGTAAATTTGGTTAGTTCTAGTATCAAATAATCGTATCTTACCATCCCAAAACTTATTCTTATAGGACGGCATATACTTAGCTTCGGGAACATCAAATGAGAAAAAGTCATTCAATTCTCTAGCTATACTTCTATCACACTCTACTTGAAGATAAACCTCATTCTTCTTGTGTAGTATGATATCAAATTCCTGCCTCAAACTTTCTCCACTCTATGGCATTCTTAATTTGGAAAGATCTATTTGAGACAGATTTAACAATTTCTTGAAGATAATCTACTACGGTATCGTAGTATTCAATCTTTCCCTTCAATTCTCTAATATCATCATCAGCATCAAGAAAGATATCTATTTGAGCTTTGGTATCTAGTTTAACGGGAAAGGGTTCTTTTTTATAATGTTCATCTCCAGCTTTCCCGGCATAATGAACCCATCTATTTCTTTTGAGAATAGAATATTCCCCTTGAGTTTTCTTGAGAAGTAAGGAGTGCTCTGTTAAGAGCTGCAGATACTTGGAATGGAGTGAGGGTATTCGTAAGGATTCAATATCTAATTCCAAGTCATTGATCTTGAGATCTTTCCTTACTTGCTCTTGTATTTCAGTTAATGTCATAATAATGTCGCAATAATGTCATAATAATGTCGCAATAAAGAGTCGCCCACGGCACCCAAATATGTTGTCGCACAACCAGTATTGCGTGGACTTATTTTAAGAAAATATGTCTGGGCGACTCATAACTATTTAGTTGCATTTTCAAACTCATAATACATAAATCTAAAAGAAGCATCAACTTTTAAATATTCAACATCACCAGCGTCTTGCATAAATTCCATTCCCCCTAAACTTATAGGAAATATATCCTTAAAATAAATATTAACCTTTGGTATATTCTTGGAATTAAAAAACATCATAGTTGCATCTGAATATATTGCAGTTTCTGCGGGTGCAGGTTGATCTCTGGAGCCGGGGTCTATTGGTCCAGAGTCTAAAGTTAGTCTTGTGGCTCCAGGCAATACATCATTAAATTTAGTTTTAGATAAGGCATTTGACCATTGAGAATGGCTTTTAGGAAATCCAATTCCTACAATCCATTCCCACAATTCTCTATAATTTCTCAATTCCTCATCAACTATAAACTGTATATTTAAGGTATCAAATGTAAGTTTATCACCTGATAAGGGCATATCAGACATAGGTGTGGGATACTGGGCCTCTCCCAAAGTAACGCCTGGTATATTTGCATTAGTGCAAAACCAAGTAATTAATGGAAGTCTGTCAAAGTTAATTCTCCATTGAGTAGGAGATGCGTAATCAAATACTGTGGGTTGACTTGTATCGGCCATAATTTCCTCTACAAGTATTTAGGTAGGAAGGGTAGGGGGAGTATTTAACCCCCCCTATTTTCATCAAAACTAAGGTTCTAAGAAATTCTTAGACCCAAGTGATTACATGATGTTGGTAACTTTAGCCCGCCTGTAATAGCAGTTTGCACTGACATTAAAAGGTGCTATTGAGGATTGATTGTCAATTGCGCCAGTAGAACCTACTTTTGCAAATGGATTTTCAGCCATTCCATAACGTGTCTTGAAGGCAATCCTTGGTTGGAAAGTTGTCTCCGAAACCGCACGAACCATTTGCAATGGAACGTATGGGCAGTAGAATAAACCTGCATCGTATGCAGAAGCTCCACGATATCCAGCAACATACCAGTCACTGGCTCCGTCAGTAGCAGAAGCATAAGGATCAACATAAACCTTAATTCGCCCGTTAATTGTACCAGCAAAAGTACTACCAGTAGGATCAACATTCAAATTTGACGACATTGCAGGAGCATAGTCAAGGACACCAGCCATTGACAATGCCGAAGCAGTGTCAGCGGAACACATAATCAGGTTTCCTTTACCCCGGCGAGTCCGAATTCCAATTGCGTTGCAATCTTTTTCGATTTGGAACAGAAGTCCTTTGAACTTCTCAACCGACCATCGTCCATTAGAATCTGTATCCAGATCAAAGATACCGGAAGCAGTTGTACCTTGAGCACCTGCTTCAGCAGCGATATAAATGGTACGAATTACTTCACGATTAATCTCTTGAAGGATTTCTTGACTCAAAATGTTAGACAATTCGGCCTCTGCATCCAGACCATGAATAGCTTTCAGGTCTTGTGCAAGTTCCATTGTGTAACCGGCACGCAAAGCACGGGACTTAGCAGTAACAGTTGCTTTCTCAATTGTGAATCCCACATCTGTAAAAGATGAACGAGCTTCAGCAGTTGCTGTTGCTTCACCGGGCTTTACATTGTATGAACCAGCAGTATTAATACCATACGCATCCGAAATAGCAGCATCTGTAGTAACAGGAGCAGTTCCACCGTTAAGTGCGCCTGGATTTGAACCCGCATCTGCAGCCGCAGCGTAACCAGAATGTTCTGTTGACGCTTCGTCATGCAGAAGTTCTGCATTTCCTACAGCACCACCAGTAATCCTAGATTTCATGGCGAAAATAAGTCCAGTAGGTCCACTCATAGGTTGGACTCCGCATACATCATAAGCAATGAGACTTGGCATTGCTCGGCGGACTAGAGAAATAAGAATTGGATCCCAATTGGCGACCGTTGAACCAGTTGTCTGGTCAGCTTCCGTCAACATTTGGCGAGACTCTTTCATTTCTCGTTCTTGGTTTTCCAAGATAACAGCAGTAACTGCACGTTTGTAAGCATCTGTGATCTCAGGGAGATCAGGATGATTTAGTACTGGTTGCCACTTCTCTTGGAGAGCTTCTGAATTAAACATATTTACTCCTTAAAAGTATTCAGATTATTGTTTGTCCCGCTTAATATCTTTTCCAATAGCAGTCATATACTTTGCCATTGAACCAGATGTTTCCACAGGAGTTTCAGTACTTCCTTCTTCAGTAAGAACTTGTTCAGTTTTTACGTCTTTTTCAGCACCGAAATAACTCTCTTTAATTGTTTGAAGTTTCTCTCTATAAGAATCTTCATCAGAGAATTCTACATCATCAACCAGATTTTGGAACTTCTCAGTTTCAGTATCAGTCATCCCATCAGCAACATCAGAAATCATGGACTCTTTTACAAGTTCACCCTTCTGCTTTTTCAACTGGACATTTTCTTCCATCTGTTTGTTAAGATTTTCTTCCAACTCTTCAATCTTAGTCAAGTTGGCTTCCAGAATGTCATACTTCTCATCTGGAACATCAATATAGTGATCCTCAAATAAAGATTTGAGTCCACCTATAAAGTCTTCTGCAATTTCACCTTTGAGACCACGCTCAATGGCTAATTGATTATCTTCCATCCATTGTTCAACAACATAATTCATGTAATCATCAACCTTCTCAACTAGGTCACCCATTGTTGATTCGGCCATTCCTTCCATGACTTTATCGTTTTGCTCTTGAATTTTTTCAAGTTCCAAACGGACTTTAGATTTAACTACACTTTCAAAAATCGTTGCAGCTTTAGTTTTAAATTCCTCAGAAAGTTCTTCACCGTCTGTCAAGGCAGATACATCGTCAGAAACATCAAGTCCATTAATTATTTGATCAATGGATTCTTTCTTGACTTTCTTTTCTTCAGCTTCTTCTTCATCATCGCCTTCATCATCATCTACAGGATCTTCGTCTTCATCCTCTTCATCGTCTTGTTCAAGAACAGTCTTACCATAAATCTTGGCAAGATCTTCTTTCCTCAGACCTTTCATATGATCTACTAGACCAGCAAGAATTTCTGATTTTAGTTTAGGCACTTCTTGAATTTCTTCAACATCTTCCTCTACTTCTTCAGTTTCCTCAGCGGCGAAAGGTGCTGTTCCTTTTGTTTTAGCTGCAGTTGCCTTTGGACCACCCTGTGGCTTCTGCATATCATGAGGTTGTTGTTTCAGCTTAGAATTATTACCCTTAGTTTTAGGGGCAACTGCTTCCTCAATCACTTCTTCCATCTCTTTATTGAGTTCATCAGACATTTTAAGTCTCCTTACAGTAAATTTGTTAATTATATTTATAAAATTAGAGTTTTGAAAGGAAAGATTCAAAGGCTTCTGCCTGTTTATTTGCGGAGGCAAGTCGTTGAATCCGAGCAACTTCTTCTTCTCTGAGAATACCATTGTCCCAAATCCATTCCTTACCTTCCATAATTCCTTCCACAAACGCTTCGGGTGCTGAAGGATCTGCAACAATATCACCAGCCGTAGCTAAATAAAAATCATCTTTGACATAATTTGCATTTCCTCTCTTTTCAAGTGTACCCATTCCTCTACTAGAGACTCCAAGTTTTGCACCAGCATTTAGCAATTCCTTGACAATTTTACCGTTAGGTGTGTCAAGAATCTTTGCTTTCCCGATGATATTCTTACCATCAGGTACTAGTTCCTCAATAAGATGAGAAACCCTATCCAGATTGACCGTTGGTCCCTCTGGGTGTCCTAGTTCTCCGAAAGCTCGTTTCTTCTCAACTAGTTCTTTATTATATCTTTTGACTTCTTTTTCCAATACACCAAAAGGATAAATTCGACCATTTCTATTTTTAGTTTCTGCTTGCATGAAAACCCCTTGGATTTTCAGGTCTTTGCCATTCTTCCCTTCAGTAATTACTTGGAAGTCATCAAACATTTCTGTAATTAATTTCATGATACCCTTTAATGTAATTTATTGATTATAATAACAGCATAGCAAGTACCACTAAATGTGACTCCAATATCAGCGGCATTAGACCCACTTAAACAAGTACCAGCGGCAGACAGGTTCCAATGTCCTGAACCTGCGGGGAATGTATGAACAGCTGTTCCGCCTCTATCTATTACCATAGATGTCCCTAATGACCAAAAAATCTCTACGATTTTTGCACCAGTAACAGTAGCTTCTCCTGAAGCAGTCAACTCAGCAAGAGTAATTGCGCCATCAGTTGTATCCAGATGTAGAACACTTCTGCCGTGACTATTTGTAATTGTATTTGCCATAAATTATCCTAGATTGTAAGCATTTCTTTATCAAAATATTTCAAAATATCTTGTTCTTTAACACCATTCTTTTTAGCTACTAGAGCTACGGTTTTATCAAATGTACTCAAAAAATCAGCTGGTTTAGATTCCAAAGTGACATACAGTTCATCGACTGCTGTTTTCATCTTTGGAGTAAGTTTCTTATATTCTGATGATTTTTTGTGTTCATCCTTCTCGGTAACAGTTTGATGAAATTCACTAAACTTCTTCACTGGCATCTTGGTCCGTAGAAACGTGGTGTTTGACCAGAGTGTTTGCGACTTCCACTCGTTTTAAATCTAATGCATCACCAACTTTTTTGGCAACAACTGATTTGAATGCTCCTTCAGCTTC